ACGGTCAACAAAACAAAAGTCAAATACAAAAACAGTAAAAAACATGGAACGTAAACGAAAAACAAGAAAAAATACCAAGTAATAGTAATATAAGAATCATTTAGGTAGTTGATATGTAATTTAATCTGTATAAATTATATATTATAATGAGCGCACCAAAAACAAAACCAGATTTTTATATTGGTATATCAACACAAAATCCTCCTACGATTATTAGTATCGGCCGAACAATAGATGGTATGGAAGAAATAGAAGTTAGATTAGACCAACCAGATGAAAATAAATTAAATATATTTAAAGGAAAAATAGATAATATAGTCGTACAAGCCATACAAGAAGTCGCACCAGAACCAGAACAAGTCGTAGAAGAAGTCGCACCAGAACCAGTACAAGCCATACAAGAAGTCGCACCAGAACCAGTACAAGCCATACAAGAAGTCGCACCAGAACCAGTACAAGCCATACAAGAAGTCGCACCAGAACAAGTACAAGACATACAAGAAGTCGCAACAGAACAAGTTGATATTCTACCTATACCACCAGCGAATGATTCACCAGAACAATTACCACCTACGCCACCTACTATAGAAACATGTAGTGCAACCGAACGTGATATAATTCCAAGTGAAGATTGTAATCCAAATACACAGAAGCCTAAGCCACGGTCATGGTTAAGATTTCATCCTGATAAAAATCCGGATTGTAGAGATATTGCTACCGAAAAATTTAAGGAATTAACAAATACCTGTGAAAAATATACTCCAGTAGAAGAACCTCCAGAAGAAAAAGTATCAGTCGCACAAGAAGTATCAGCAGCAAACGCAATACAAAATGGTTCTGGTAAAAAAACAAAACGAAGAAGAAACAAACGTAGACTAACAAAACGTCGTAAAACAAAGCGTTCAAAAAGTAATAGAATAAAGTAGTTTCACGTAAAGTATTGTATTTGCATAATTTATAAGTAAATATAATACATAATGGAATTGGAATCCGATTTAGCAAAAGAATTATTTAATAAGGTAATTGTTCCACTTCAAACTAAAAATAAACAAAAAGAAATAACAGTACAAAATGAATATGAACGAACCCAAGAACAATTACAAGATACACGTAACAAACAACAAGAATTAGATAAATTGCGGGTTCAGGGAGCTAAGGCTATTGCTGATGAAAAGGCAAATCGTTTGGCACAAGAAGCAGAAGCAGCTCGTGTAGCAAGAGAAGAAGCTGACCGTATGGCAAAAGAAGAAGCAGCACGTTTGGCACAAGAAGCAGAAACAGAGCGTGTGGCAAGAGAAAAAGCTGAGGCTGACAAGAAGGCACAAGAAGAAGCAAATCGTTTGGCACAAGAAGCAGAAACAGAGCGTGTGGCAAGAGAAAAAGCTGAGGCTGACAAGAAGGCACAAGAAGAAGCTGCTCGTCGGGCACAAATAGAAGTCGAAAAACAAGCAATAGAACAAGGAGATAGACTTATTACACCAATAAAGGCTGCGGAGGAAGGAAAATATCGTATGAAACAAAGAGAATTTAAGCGTATAGCACCAATAGAAGCGGCCACAAAAGGAGCTGAGCGTATGGCAAAAGAAGTGAATATTCCACCACCACCACCTTCACCTGAAACAATAACTACAGACTTAGGTGAATCAATTCAAAATAAATTTGATGTAAATCCATTGCTCCAAACATTAACAAATACTTTAAATAAAGATTTGTCTCTCGATACAGAAATATCACCACCACCACCACCACCAGTACCCATGTTTAATGTGAATCAATTAATACACATATTAAATAAATCCTTAGCTATGCCAGCACCAGTAGCACCATCAACAGCAGTAGTACCAGCACCAGTAATACCAGTAGTACCAGCACCAGCACCATCAACAGTACCAACACCAACAGCAGTAGTACCATCAACAGCACCATCAACATCAGTAGTAGCACCAACAGCAGTAGTACCAGCACCAGCACCACCATCAACAGCAGTAGTACCAGCACCAATAATATTACCAGCACAAGAACCAGTAACATTACCAGTAGCACCATCAACACCGCCAGTAATATTACCAGTAGCACCATCAACACCGCCAGTAATATTACCAGTAGCACCATCAACACCGCCAGTAATATTACCAGCACAAGTACCAGCACAAGTACCAGAACCAGTACCAGAACCAGAAGTAGTACCAGAACCAGCACAAGTAGTAGTACCAGCAATACAACAACAACCATCAACGATTACACCTGCATCACCACCAGAACCAGTAGCTTCCATAATATCATCAATAGATTGGAAGGGTAACTTAGACTGGTTAAAACAATCAGTAGGTCTATTAATCGGTTCATTGAGTAATATGTTTACATTTAAAGCAGCCGAAGACAATGACCCGTACAAATTATCCACATCAAAAGTAAACGAAGGATATATTTACATAGGTAAAATGTATATGAAAAATGATGATGAAACTTTGCCATCAAAACAAGTAAAATACGTAAATTATCATCCAGAAAAGAAAGAATTTTACATAGATGAAAAACCCGAAGTCGTAAATTAAATATATAGCCGACAAAAAAGTTAAATATAAATTGATATTTCATGTAATCATAAAAATGTCAATTCAATATGTCATTGCGAATATAGAAATCCCAATAAAAATAGAGAATAATATTTCTGAGCCGTTACCTGAGTACATGAAAATAAACATAACTGAATGTAAAGAATTGCCTGAAAAAACATCAAATAATGCGATGCAGTTGGACTTTACAAACCAAATATTAAAAGTAGTTTCATCAAATAAATCGGAAGAACCAGCGGAATCAGATATAGTACAAAATACTATATCAAAAGAAGAATTGGAAAAAAAGAAACAACGAAAACACGCTCGCAATATCACGTTCCGTAATAACATATTATCTCATAGACGAACTCAAAAAAACTATTCTAATTCATAATATTAGGGCGTTGTCCTTTTTCAACAATCAATGGTTCCGGAATCATGGTGGGAAGACGGTCACTAACATTAAGAGAATGTAAATCATGAATAACAGGTTTTACAAAAGGTTTGGGTTTAACCATATTGCTTGTTCCTATGCCAAACAATTGTGATTCAATATCATATGGATTACTGGATAAATTCGATGGCGCGATTCGTCCTTGTAATAATCCATTACCGGGAAAATGAGTGGTTGTAGGATTTCCAAAATTACTTTTATTACATGTTAAATAGTTGCATAATCCAGAGTTAGCGTGTTGTTCTAAACGATAATCTCCTTCATTATTTTTATTACGTGTAGAAGCCATTATAGGTGTATATAATAATGTATATTTTATATACACCAAAAAATTAATTATAAATTTTTGCATATAACTGTTTATAAGCATCTGTTTGTACTAATTCTTCAGTAGAAATACCAGACACTATTTTTATTATTACGAGATGGAATAAGTCTAAATAATCATAACCAAGCATAATAGTAAGTCCTATATTCGGGTCGGTAGAAAACATAAATGATGCGGTTTTTTCATACAATTTCATAAATTCGGGTATTGATTTTGTAATTTCAAAAATATACTCCAATATAACATTAGCAGCATCTAAATCATATCGTACTTCATCTTTAGTTACTTCATCTAAGTCCATTTCAGATATATCGGGATAATTAATAGGATTCATTTTAAATAACTTGCGTAAACAATGACGGTATTCAGTATCATTTGAATATTCAAGTATTAATTGGACCGGATAAGAATATTCCATTTTCATTACTAAATATAATGTATAATGTTTATGTAGTTTCAAATAAATATTATACGGATGCGAAAAACTCCCAGTCCAGGTCTTCACATACCTTTTTCCATATCATGTCTTGTTCTAATTGTTTTTCCCTATCTTTCATCATGGGTATATAGGGTAAATACTGTGTTTGGTCCAACAATACACATAACTGATGAAGTGTATAGGTGTAGTTAAAAAAGTTGGTTCGGTTCGCAGGACAATGTACCGCCCATGGTTTTTGAATCTCAATAAATAATACACATAAGGTCTCATGTAACTCTTCGTTCATTACTGGTGGTTTAATACCAAATAATGAATTAATATATTGTATATGTTCGAAATACTTGTTTAACCCGAGTTTGCGTAATAGTTCACGCATCTTATCATAATTCAATTCGGACAGGTCAGTAATGCGTTCTTTTTTAATACGTGCTTTAATTGAATCTATTACCTCCTCGGGTATTAATGTGGTCTCTTTAGCTTGGAATTGTGAAAGGATTTCTTTAAAATGATTAAGACGAATATACGCTGTGTAAGAAACTTCATTGGGTGGGTCTTTGTTATTCGGTTTAGAACTATCTATAATATAGGTAATGAATTTGCCACATTTGTCATTATTACATATGAGTATTCCTTCTTCGTCTTGAGGTATCATTTCACCAGAATTACAAAACTCGCATGTATCAGATTCTATATAATAATCTTGCGAATTCGTAAACTCATTTGTCACATTTCTCCAATATTGCTGCGTATTCATTTTGGATTGTGTATATTTGTTAATAGTTCCATCATTACTATTCTCAGTAGGCTTTATTTTGAAAAAAGAATTTAGAGCGTCCGTGCTACCCGATTCATCCATACTGGTTGAAATTTGCTGTTTTTGTTCGAAATAATCAAAAATGAATCGGGAATTATCAAGCAAATATTTTTTCTTCTCTTGTTTGAGAGTTTTAATCTTCTGTTGAATTTCTTTAATTTTGTCTTTCATATTCATAAATTCATCTACTTGACCGGTTCGTAAAGTTTTGATGGTGTCTTTTAGCTCGTCTTTTTCTCTCTGTAACTGGGGTATAGTTTCATTCTCTATCTTATCATAATATGCTGTTAACTCTGAGTGTTTTTCATCTATTGTATGTATGGTTTTCAATTGTTTGAGTTGCTTTTTTTTAGACTCGCCTTTCATTAACTGAGATGGAATACTTTATAATGGTGTTTTTATGTTAGTTTTTATAGTAGGAATATATATATATATAATATTATGCCTACAGTTGAATATCAAGATGATAAATATTTCAGATTGATGATGTTGTCATTACTAATACACGATTTTATTCATGATTATGGTGCGATTAGCGCATTAAACCGAATCAAATCTTTAGAAGAAATTAGTCAAGATATTTTTCAAGGAAATCAAGCTGGTAATGGTAAGAAACGACAAGGTCCGGCCAAAGCTGGAGTTACACAAAAAACTTCAGAAGAAAAACAGATAGTGAGAGATGAACGGAAACAGAAAATGAGAGATGAACGGTCCAAACGCCTCCGTGGTTCGGAGGTAGATATTAAACGTGAAAGAAATACATTTTTCAATCTACCAGACAGTACGTTCGATGATATATCTGAATATGAATATTCACCAGAAATTATAAGTTTTCTCTACGAAAATGTAAGCGGATTTGACGCAGATAAATTTTCAGATAATACAAATCAGCCAATTACGCGTTCAGTAACCGCCGACAATCTAACTTATATGCGTACCGTGTTACAAGATGAAAATACAATAAATTTGACGTTAACAACGACCGAAGGGATAAATGCGCTATTACAGTCAATACTGATTGTCTATTCGTATGACAATATACATATGATAGGGTTAATTCAACCTATATATCAATATATAGAACAAACAACTTTTCGTGTGACGGGTACGCAAACAACCAATATGGATGATATTAAAAAAAGGCGTATACTACAACTACAACAACAAACAGGTAAAGGTAAAACACATACTGGCGGTGATGGTGATGGTGATGGTGATGGTGATGGTGATGGTGCTACATTAGTAGCCGGTCCATTAACCGGTCCAAATTTATCATATGAGCCATATGAACCTCAAACGCAAACCGTTTTTGAAGCACCTAACAAACAGGTTGTTCAAAATGACAATATACAAAATGTATTAGATGCGATTATAGATGATAAAGTAGAAAATGATAACCTACGTGATATAAAATCCACAGAAATATACGAAGCATTAAATATGGTCGGTGATGAAAACAATGAACTAAACGTAGAATATTTAAAATTTGTAAATAAAACCGTTCATCAAATAATAAAAGGTACTTATACCTTCTTTTTACAACGTGAATATACAAACGAGTATGCTATTTTAAATAGCCATTATTTAAAACAAATACTGATGAAATATTTGTTGATTGTGCTTCATTGTCCGCAAATTAATCCAAAGGTGAATAAATATGACTTTATAATAAAATTATCTGACACATTTGTCAATAATATTGATACTATGTTAAATGAAATGTGTCCATTACCCAACAATCAAACTGGTTTTGGAAAAAAAATAAAAAAAAAAATGTTAGGTGGTGCTTTTAATAAAACCGACCTAATACAAATTGACCCAAATTTAAAAACAATGACAGTAAAGAGAAACCAACTAATAAAACGTTTAACAAAATTAGATAGTACTATAAAACAATTACCACCTAGCACCAATCGACGATATAATACCATATTAAAAACCAATCAAGGTATACAAGAACAAATTGACGCTCATATTTTTAATTTTTACGAAGATGTAAACAGGCATTTCTCAAAACAAAGTGAGTCAGAAGAGTCCGGTAAAAAAAACCAAAAAATATCTCCTCAAATGAAATCTGTGATTAACTTATTATGTAGCGAAGTAGCGTTTAATGGTTTGTTCAATCTGGGGCTTTCAGATGTGAATAGTAATGTAAGTTATCCCGATGAGCTCGATAGTAACGGTAACATAAATTATACGATTTTTAATATACAAACAGACATAATAAATGGTATTTCAAATGGTGATAATTTATCTGGTATAGATGATAAGTTATTTGCACGCATAATTAATATTCCGGATTTATGGAATAATAATAGAGGGACAAATAATTATCAACAATTGTCTCCTACAGAATTTATTAACAATTTGAATAACGCTCCTAACAGTAACAGTATTATTAATAACGCAATTAAAAAATCCCGATATCTTAATTTTTTACATAATGCTGTATGTTCTACTCCTCAGTATATAGATGCGATGGGTGGTCTTGGTAGTTGTACTATGAAACAAATAAACACTACGAATAACGAATTTCCAAGCACAATTGATATTATGATTCAAACGAATACACCTAATTATTATAGCACATTTATCAATCATGATAAACAACGTGTACTTTTAGAATTTGATTACTTGATAGATGGTATCAAGGCAGAACCATATCGTGAAACATTTTATCTTAAAAATGGTAAAGAACTATTATCAGCATCAAATACAATGAATGCTTTATCGACCAAAATTATGAACTTATGGAATACGCGATATAATCAAGATAAATCACAACCGAGAGCCGGTGTTTTTCAGGATTTATTTAAAGAAAATTTCAATCAATTAATATCAATAGCATCACGAAAAGGCAAAGGTGATAGAGCACAAGAAGAAAATAGTGTATTTATAAATGGAGGATATAGAACTGCAGCTAATTATAACCCTACTAATATTCGTATAGGTGCTATGGGAGATAGACCTTCCGGATTTAGAGCAATGTTGGATATGAATTTTTTAGCACCTGGTTCAGTTAGACCTAATACTATAGCTGGTTATTTTGGTCCTTCAGCAACGACCGCAATATACTCACCTAATTTATTTGGAGGCGGCAAGAAATCAAAAAAACGTAGAAAGACCAAGAGAACAAAGGGGGGAGCAAAAAAAAATACACGCCGTGCAACTAAGAAGTAGTAACACACGAGAATACAGATATGAAAAATGAATGAATCGCATATATTATAACACAGCCGGGCATGTGTCATAATATTTTTTAGTGTTTGTAATAGGGTTTGGCATTGGTTTGATAATAGGTAAACTATGATTATGTTCTTCTATGATAATATAATGTGTTTTTGAAAAATAACAATCACTACAATGTGTAGAAAACCATAATGTAGCTAATGTGTATGCTGCGATAATGTAATAAATCATATTGGAAAGTAGTATATATTAACCAATCATCTAATGAAAACAATCAATTTTTAGCACCACATACATTTTTTCGTTTTTGTAGCACAATCAAGACATATAGTCGGTGCTAAATACAAATATCCAAAAGGATTACATACGTGGTCTGGATTACTATACCCGTGAATTTTCTTTTTTTTACATTTTTTACATTTATATCTTGCTGGAGATAGCGGAACTTCTTTTTCGTGAACTTTATGTTCTTTGCATATAAATTCGTGTTTAGTAGGTTCCATGTATTGTTCTGACATGATATGATTACTATACATTAGCAGGCGAAAAATTCGTAAATATCAGAAGAATAGGGTATTTAGAAAGTGTATAATGAATACTAAAAATAGCGAAACAACTTTCATAGATTTGCCTCAAAATATAAAAATAGAAAAGCCTGTATTTCAAAAGATGATGTTTTTAACAAATGCTTTAGAAGAAGGTTGGAGTATCCGTAAATCGAAGGACTCTTATATTTTCACGAAAAAACACGAAAATAAGCGGGAAATATTCCAAGAAGACTATTTAGAAAATTTTTTATTAACAAATAGCACTAATGTACTGGGTATAAGCAGTCAATTATAAGTCATATATGTGTATATAAAACATAAATAATTTGAGAAGATTTACCAAGTGATACAAATATATTTAGGATATTTACAACTGTAGTTAAATCATTACAATTGTAATTTAATGGGGGATTCTAAACTTACGTTATTTGGGAAATATTGCTAATAAATAGAGCATTTATTTACAATAATAGGTAGATTTTTAGCAATAATAATTTTTTAATTGAATTAATGCGATTTTTTCCCAGATTTTTTTCTTTGTAGAATATATAAATTCCATACAATGGCTGGAGGTTTAATGCAATTAGTCGCCTACGGCGCACAAGACGTTTTCCTTACCGGAACCCCTGAAATCACTTTCTGGAAGGTGTCATACAGACGCCACACCAACTTTGCCATGGAGTCCATCGAGCAGACCTTCTCCGGTCAAGCCGATTTCGGTCGCCGTGTCACCTGTACCATCAGCCGTAACGGTGATCTTGCTTACCGTACCTATCTTCAAGTCACTCTTCCTGAGATCAACCAATCCATGAAGAACAATAGTACCAACGGTGTTTCTGCCCGTTGGTTAGATTTCATTGGCGAGCAACTCATCGCCCAAGTTGAGGTCGAGGTTGGTGGACAACGTATTGACCGTCAATATGGTGACTGGATGCACATCTGGAACCAACTTACCCTTTCCAAAGAGCAAGAATCTGGTTACCACAAGATGATCGGTCACACCACCCAACTTACTTACATTGCCGCCGCTGGTCGTGCCGATGTTGCTGGTCCATGTGCCGCTTCAAGTGCCCCTAACCAAGTATGTGCTCCAAGAAACGCACTTCCAGAGACCACTCTTTATGTTCCTCTTCAATTCTGGTTTTGCCGCAACCCAGGACTTGCCCTTCCTTTAATTGCTCTTCAATACCACGAGGTCAAGATCAACATTGACTTCCGTCCTATCGGTGAATGTCTTTTCGCTGTTAACCCTGATGCTTCCGATGCTGCTTCTGCTTCCGTCACCCAAGCTTACCAACAATCACTTGTTGCTGCTTCCCTTTACGTTGATTATATCTTCCTTGATACCGATGAACGTAGAAAGATGGCACAAAACCCTCACGAGTACCTTATCGAACAAGTCCAATTCACTGGTGACGAGTCCGTCGGTTCATCATCCAACAAGATCAAGCTCAACTTCAACCACCCATGTAAGGAGCTTATCTGGGTCGTCCAACCTGATGCTAACGTTGACTACTGTGATTCCTTAATTGCCGGTACCACCCTTCACGCTACCCAAGGAGCCCAACCTTTCAACTACACTGATGCCATTGATTCCCTTCCTAACGACATTGCCGCATACGGTGGTATTGACAAGGACCTTGCCGATATGACTGAAGACGGTGTTGGTAACGCTGCTGTTGTATCAACTACCGCACAAGGTCTTTCCGATGCCGGTTCATTCGTCCTTGCCGAAACTGCCCTTGACATGCATTGTTGGGGTGAGAACCCAGTTGTCACCGCTAAGCTCCAACTTAACGGTCAAGACAGATTCTCCGAACGTGAGGGTTCATACTTTGACACCGTCCAACCTTTCCAACACCACACACGTGCCCCTGATTCAGGTATCAACGTCTACTCATTCGGTCTTCGCCCTGAGGAACACCAACCTTCCGGTTCATGTAACTTCTCCAGAATTGACAACGCTGTTATGCAACTTGTCCTTTCTGCCGGTGCCGTCTCAGGTGTTGCCACTGCCAAGGTCCGTGTCTATGCTGTTAACTACAATGTTCTCCGTGTTATGTCCGGTATGGCTGGCGTAGCGTATAGTAACTAGACTGTGACCTACAAAGTATTTTAATAAAAAGGGTTTTCCCACAAAAACAAAATTATAAAACACAAAAAATAAATAAAAAATGTAAAATAGTTATTCAATTACCATGTTGGTTTTGAATCTCCATAAAAATTATAATAAAAACTATAATGTTTTTATTATACACAATAATCAATCTAATTGTTAGTTTCTTTCTTTGATTTCCTGTAATCAGCAATCTCTTTTGCCTTCTGTTTTTTATATTCATCGTCACCATATTTTTCTTTCAACCGTTCACGCTGTTGTTGTTTTCTAATACGCGCATTCTCGCGTATTTCTTCAGGTGTTTTTTTGTTTGTATTTTTTACAATATTTTTTGATGGTTTATGTGTTTTACATATAATCGTGGTTGTTTCCACTTTAATTTTACATTTCATAAATATTTCGGTCATTTTATTGAATAATTCGTCTAATTCCATATCTTTTTTAACATAATTACAACTGCCACAACAAGATTTCACATTACTCATTATATACCCCAAATTATTATTAATGCGGTCAATACCATTTTTATGTTTTTCGTACGATTTCCTACCACATAAATAACATTGTGAATTTACAATACCATCATATTCATCTTTTGTTAATTCAAATGGTAATGATTTGTTGTTCGCACGTGTTTTATACGTATTATAAGGTGCTGCGTCAGTATCACAAAATTCTTCAGAAAAATAACGTCCATTGATTTTATTATTATATGTCAAAATATGTTCTATGCGTTTCAAAAATACGTCGGCAGACAACGAACATTTCATGTAGTTACACGTCTTACAGCAACTCACGCAATTATTAATCACATACCCTATATTTGAATCCAATCTATCAACACCATTGAAACCGCGTTCTTGAATAATGTTGCAATAATGGCATGGTTCCTTTACAATTTTATTGAATTCTTCCTGGGATATTTCAAAATCCAAGTTTTTGTCTCCCGCACACCGAATGTAATTAGAATAATGTATTTTGATATTTTCTAACCGCGATTTATTATTTTCTTTATTTTTTTCTGGGTTATTTTCCCTCCACTGTTTCGCATTTTCTGAATTTTTATTCAAATACCCTTCTACGTCTGTTTCAATTTGGCGTTGTCGGTAATTCATACTCTTCATAGCAACCTTTTCATAATTATTTTCGTTCCATTGTTGTTTTACTTCTTTACGTTCTGGTTTCTGTTCGGCAATACGAGCTAATTCATTGCGATGTTCTTTATCGCGCTTTTGGTCTTGAATGCGGTTATTTTCTCTACAATTTTTACACGTCTTTGTATTCCCACCATTAACGCCAACAAATAAACTATTTTCCAACTCTTGACAACACGTCGTACAAGTTTGATGTGTATCCGTATGTGTAGTATTTTTCGCGTTCGCTCTACGATTACGTTCTTGTTCTCTTTCCTTTTCCAAACAGGATTGGCAACGTGTATACTGATAATCTAAATCAAGTTGAGAACGACAACCACGAACATAATTTTTACATACTTTCTTACCCATATCTACGGTATCATCCACAAATATACAAAGTTGATGTTTCTGACAATATTTGTTTTCGTCTGAACGTTTGAATACGCATTTATCGTTAGCACATAATACTACGTTTTCGCGGGAGATTTGCTTGTTTTGTTTTCCCCTATTACGACAAGACGAGCAGGTCTTACCATCTGGTATATAATATGACTTTTTACAACCCGAACAAATCTGTAAATTTGACAACATTTCTTCTGTATAATCAACCATATAATCGTGTTTTTTACAAAAACTGGTATCATTTATAGCATTGCATCGGCAACCTTTCAAATTTCTATCAATTGCCGAACATTTTGTCATCTTGATATATTATACGTAGATTTCTTTTTATATAGTTTTTTATAAAATAACTATATAATCCTAAATATTCTCCTTCTTCTCTTGAGCTAATTTCTCCTTTTTTTTTAAATATGCGGTCCGAGCCCATTTCTTTTTTTGTTCCGAAGTCGGTTTATAATCAGCCTTATAGTTCGTTTCTTCCTGATGTTTTTTGACACGTTCCTTTATAGCTTCTTTATTATTTTGATAATACTCTTTTCTACTTTCCGGAGCCGTATACCGTTTCAAATGCTCCTTAGTAGATAGCAATTCTGCTTCTAATTGAGCTACCCTTTCTTCAAGTTCACTGATACGAAGGTCTTTATCCATTGTCTTATTTTACAATATTGTATATAGAATTGTGTTTATATAATTTTTCAACACTATAAATTATTTTACATAACAAACGTAGTGTCCTATGATGTCATCGAATCTCATCCAATCTACGTGTTGTTCGTGGTCTTCAAATTCGTCTTCATCCACGTCTAATTTATCCAATAAAATTTGCATTGCCTCAACTATAATCATATGTTCTTCATCTTCTGTAAATTGACTTTGTGTATCTTCACTTTCTTGAAGACGGTCCCATTCTGTTACAAAAAATTTATTTAAGTTTTCATACCAAGTATTATTCAAATTGATAGTCGGTATATATTTTACTAAAAATATATCATTTATAATTTGGTTAGCAACATCATGACACATTTTATCTGTAAACCCCATTACTTATTCAATATTATATTATATGTAGAAAATACTTTATGTCTTTTCTCAAAACAAGATTTGTGTTATAATGAAAAAAGTATATAATTAGACACTAACATAATAAGTATATTGATAGTACACAATGAATAATCAAGTTTATGAAGATAATTATACAAACATAGTTGAACCAAAATATGGAATTAAAAGGGATGTTTCCAGCGATGAAATACTTACGAGTAATATATCCAATAATCACTCTTATTCTATTACACAATCTGAACGTGTAGATATGACCTCATATGAAACGTATAGTATAGACCCAATCGGCTGTAAAGATGCGGATGATGCATTTTCTGTATATAGTGAAAACAATAAACTATATTTCGCAATCCATATTGCGGATCCGACTGAATACATTGATTTAAATTCTAATTTATGGAATGACATTGTGAAGAGAACAACAACCAAATATCCATCAAATCGTGCCCCAATTCACATGATGCCCGACCAAGTGTTGGAATTATCAAGCTTACAAGGAACACAAGAAGGTAATACTAAAAATGCGATTACAGTATTATCTGAAATTAATTCAACCACCTATGAACCTATTAACGAAATCAAATTATTATTTACCACCATTTTTGTAAAAAAGGAGAACGCATTTAGTTATAATAGTGCGTCGGTCGTTTGCGACGAAATGAATGCGTTTACTATAGGATTAAAAATAAGTGAAACATTGAAAGCGAGACGTTCATTAAAAACAAAAGGAATCAAGTTAAATGAAGTTTCCACCGCATACCCAATATATGAAGATAATCACGTCTATTTATACGAAGATACGCAACAAGAAAGATTGATGAAGCAAATGATTGCGGAATTTGCCATTTTCGCGAACTCTTTTGTAGGTGAATATTTAAAAATCAATTTAAACACGGGTATTTTTAGAACTTGTAATGCGAGTGAATGGTTACAAACTGTGTATAATGAAATATCCGGCGAAGAATTGTTACAAGAAATAATAACGAATGGTATTCGTGCTGATTATATGGCTAACGTAGAATCACACGATTTGGTAGGAATGCCTGAATATTGTCATTTTACATCACCGATTCGTCGTTTATCTGATTGTGTATGTCATTATTTACTGAAATTCATCTATTTCAAACATAAACATTGTAATATACCCTTTTCCGAGCAAGAATTGGACCAATTAGCAACAAGATGTATGAAAATGACACGTTTTGAGAAGAAAAATCAATATTTAGATATCAAATTTCGTTTATTACAAGTGATGGCGAATATGATTTTTGAAACTAAAAAAATAGACATAGAATATTACATTACTGGATATAGCGGGTTATTTTTGAATATCATCATTTGTAACATAAATAATTTCCACGTCCACATGTCATATACATTACGTGTTCGTGATTATGTAAAGGAGATTAATCCAAAAGAGAAGCATTCGTTAAGTGTTACACATGTAAATTGTTTTACGAATTATGATGAAAATACCATACCCGAATTAGACGCACATATATTGAATTAGAAAATTGAAAATAAAATTATATACTTAAATAAGGTAACTAATTTTACAATAATAACCAAAATATGGAATCATCCGATAACCAAATTATCACTTATGACGACTGTATGGTATGTCTATGTCCGATGAATGTACAAACAGATACGATTACTACAAATTGCGGACATATATTTCATACGGAGTGTATTTCTACATGGCATGATAAACAAATCAACGATTTTAATTGTCCTGCGTGTAGAGAGTCGTTAAAATCAACTCCAAAAATCATACATGATATTCCTGATTCAAATAACACTTTATGTACGTACTTTAATGGAGATACAATAGAGGGGGTCCATGAAAAGGGTGAGTTCACAGGACAGTGTAAATACACATATTTGAACGATAACGAATCCGAACATATCGAACCAGGAGACACATTAGAGGGTGTCCGTGAAAATGGTGAGTTTATCGGACATTGTAAACTCACATCTATTGATGGGTACAAGATAGAAGGGATGTATAAAAATGGCTGGACTGGAGAGTGTAAAATAACATATACAAGCGGACACATCGGGGTGTATGAGAATGGACCCAGTGTCGTCGGATATTGTAAACTTACATATCCGAATGGAAATGTTATAGAGGGTATGTGTGAGAACCGCCAGTTTTTCCGAGAGTGTAGATTTACATATGTGAATGGAAAGGTTGTATATGGGGTTCTATTTCGCGGAGATAAGTTTAAATGGAAACAAAATTATCACATTGGAACCCCAGTTTTCCAATATGATACAAAATCGAGGTTAATAAACAGATTTGATTCCATTAAAAGTTGTGCTAAATCGCTAAAAACTGGTCGTCATCAAATTACTGACCGATTAAATGGTGCGGAATGTAATGACCCTGCTCGTTATCCAGCCAATTATTACCTAAACCAGTATGTATTTTCCGTGACAAAACTATAATTCAAACAAAAGCAGAAAAATAAATGGGGGTGGAGACATCTCCTTTATTTTTTTGTATGTCATATAATTTATCAAAACAATATATATAATGTTCTCAAAACTAATAACTATATTAGCAAGTATAAGTGTGGTAGATTCAACCAACATTTATAACTATTATGAGTTGGCAGTCCAAAAATGGTGTAGTACCGATTATATGATTCACGGACTTTGGCCGCAAATAAATAGTACAGCCTACCCTGAAAACTGTAAAAAAGTGTCGTATGTAAAACCCACTGGTAAATTATTGACCGATATGAATGCGTATTGGCATGCGTGTGATAGTACATTATGGGAACACGAATGGACGAAACACGGGTCATGTATGCAAGAACAAAACAACATAGACGAGAACACATTTTTCAATACAACAATTTCGCTCTTTTTGGAGAACACGAATTTATTAGATAAATGCCAAAACGACGATTGTATAGTGGCATGTTTTGATTTGGATTATAAATTGATAGATTGTGAATAGGAAATTATATATTATGGTCGCAATTGGTGATAACCTTTATACAATGTTTCGTATTCAGACAATAATACTTCAAATGTTGAAATATTATATCACCCAATCCTATGTCGTGATAATCCTGACGTATCATAATATTTTCAATATGTCCTACTTGGCTCAATTGTGTAGAATTATTACTAATAATGACTGTGCCGGTACCAATAATCATGTGTGTATTTAAATCTTCAATTACAAAATAGATATATTCATTTTCCAAGTTGTCTAATATCTCTCGGGTTCTCAATATAGTTCGGTCAATCTCGGATAATAAACTCATAACTTCATAATATGCGTGCTGTAAATCGGTTTGTTTCAATCTACGTATACAAAGTGTTTTACCACATATTAAAAAAACAGGATTCATAGACTATTTTCTTATTTTTACAGTTACAATAAAAAATAGGCACTTCTAACAAAACGCAATTAGTCTACGTGTTATAGGTGGATTTACGAACGCAGGAACATATTCATACGGTTGTTCCCAGCATTCATTATTTTCATCGTCAAATTCCTCATTATATTCTATATCATAATCTTCGTCATCAGAATATATTATTTCATCAACTTCAATATCATAATATTCATCTAATCCATCAAAAAGAACCCTTTCAAATAGCGAAAACAAGTCTGTA